GCCTCCCAGGACAGCGAACGCATTGATATTTTTATCCAAAATTACTTTAAATTTATAAGTCACGTTGCTTCTTTTAGAATTACTGGTTAGCGATTGGCCTAAACTGTCGATATATGAATTGACAATTTCATTACGGCACATCTCTAGTGTTTTCTCCATATAACTTGAATACTCTTCTCCCATTTTAATTTCGTCTGATGCAGAAACTAAATTGATATTTCTAAGTGATGCGCAAGAATTTAGCGAAGAAATAATCAAGATTGTCGTTATTAATAATTTCATTTTTGTTACCTCGTTTGTTATTAAGCAATCTCTAAGTTGCTTACTGTTTGCGCGCCAAAATTAATTTCAATTTTCAATGTAACATTAGAAGGTTTTCCTAACTTAGTCCAATTTTCATAAATTTTTTCGAATATTCTATCTGTGGTAAATTGTAAAAAACTTAATCCGAGTTTTTCGAATGTAACATTATTATCCATCAATTCTTGAGTTTGTTCTGAACGTTTCATTTTTGTTCTCCTAAAAATAAAAAAAAGGTAATGGCCAGTTTCCTGGCCATTTACCTGATGAATAATAATTGATTACTGCATCATTGTGTATTCGGCCAATTCTTTCCAGGCTTCTTCACCATGTGTTTCTGCCATTCCTTTTCGAATTACCATTGTCTTGAGCATTGATCGAATGTTAAGATCGGAAGCCTCATCTTTATAAGCTGCCAAGATTTCGAATGCTTCTTCCTTTTCTTCATTTGTTAACATCATTCCTTTAGGGTCCAAGTCATGAAGGATAGTTTTGATTCGATCAACTTTTTCCTGTAAGGTCATTGAAACGTCCACCAAGAAAGACCGTGAAATGATTGGTCCATCAATTTTTTCTACCGGAACATTTGTAATGAAAATGATTTGACCTTTGAATTCGAAGGAATCAGGAAGATCTTCATCAATTCGTTCTGTCCGCCAAGATACGATACGTTTTTCATTGGAATCCAAAGCAGCCTTTAAAATATTCACTGCCGTTTTATCACTAAGAATTGAATCACAATCATCAAAAATAACCAGTTTATCTTGGGCATAATATAATTGCCGATACATAGCTTTTGCAGTTGCATATCCCTTGATTACTTCAAAGTCATAAGCTTCTCGTTTTCCACGATCCTTAAGAACTTCAGTAACCGTATGTGTTTTACCGGTTCCTGCTTCACCCGTAATAATTAAGGAATCCATTACTCCATCAACCACCATTTCAGTAAGTTGGCGCATGAACATTGACCGCTTGTTGACATCAAATTTCTGATGAACCTTTTCTTTCTGAACTTCCATTTTATGATTAACTACCAGATCTTCACCATGACCTTCTGTTTCATCCTCAATATCCGTAATGTTAAATTGAATCGCCTTGGGTTTGGAAAGACCAAAATCGTAAAGAGCTTGTTTGTGTTTGGAGAACATGATCCGAATACCATTATGAACCAATTCGAATTTGTCGGAAGCGGAATTGAATTTGATTTGAGCGGTTGCCATGGTAAAACCTCCAAATGGTAGATTATGATGATTTTTACTTACAATATAATATAACCAAACGGGGGCCAGTATTAAACATAATTCAAAAGAATTACATAGCTTTTTAGTTTTTCTAAGTTATTATTTTATATATACTTATGGCTATTACTCATAATAAACGTAAAATAACTCTAAGATACTCATAGAAATGTCAGAAATACATGCTTTTTTGATTAAATAAAGCTTATTATACATAATGTATTAATAATAAACAACTTATGATCTATAGATAATATGGCTAATTTATTGATAATAAACAACTTATATGTAAACCACTTTAATCAATATATTTTGCAATGTTTTTAATCTTATCATATATTACATACAAAAAAAAGAGCTCCTAATTTCTAGAAGCTCTTTAAACGGTGGGTTTTAAACTAAATAATTAGCGAGATAATGAAACGCCAGCAGTAAATTGAAGTACATTTACTCTATCTGACCAACCATTTTCATAAACTGTGTTAAGTCTGCTTTCTGCATATACTCCTAAACCTTTATACCATGATCTTACTCCTACAGTACCTGATGCAACTCGTTTAAGACCAGCTTGAGTAAATCCTGAATTTTGTACACCAGCACCTAATTCAGCATATGGAAGAACACTAATAACTGGTCTAAATGTATGTCTTACATTAGCTGTAATATCAAATACTGGAGTTGTGTTATTTGTTGCTGCAACTCTTAGGCCAATTGAATTTGCATCACCATATCTGATTGATGAAACAAAAAGCTTTTCACCATTTACTGAAAGATTAAGATCATCATCAACTACTGCTGCAATTCCTCCACCAGTTTCAAGTTCAACACCTTGAGCATATGCATGACCACTACAATCTCCTCCAGTGCATACATGACCTAATGAAAGCCCTACAATTACTGCGAATGCTACCAAAAATTTCTTCATGTTAATTCCTTTCTATTTGTTAATCAATCTTGGAAAATCTGAAATTCTATCTCTGACATCTTCAAATGTATATTCTTTAACAATTTCACCATTTTTAAACTCAGTTTTTAACTAACAATATATAATAACAAAATGAAACCAGTATTTAAACTGGTTTCATTCTTTTAAGCTATATTATCTAATCAGTTATTAAGCTGATGCAGATGCTGGTTGTCCAATAATATTAAGATCAACGATTGTTACCGTTCCGTAATATTCTGGTCTCACCATTTGTGTAGCCGCTCTGTGCATTACACCCTTACGAGGAGTAAAGTCATTTGGCTCAAAGATAGTAGGAGTTACTACCAATGGTACGTATGGTGCATAAACAAATCCTGAATCCAAGAAGCCTGCTCCCTTGTAACCCATAAGTAATTTATGTGCTGGGAAGTAAGGATCTTTATAAACAGTGAATCTGTTTGTAAGTGAACCAATCTTTTCAATACCTAATGAATATTGAATCTCAGTAGGATCAAATACTGCGTTTGGCTTAAAGGTTGCAATTGATTCAATTACTGATCCAACTTCTGGAGATGTAATCAACCAATTAGCACCTGATCTCATATTTCTCTTGTGAATTTCGTTAGATACTGTAACGATAGTTTCACCAAGTGTTTGATACCATTCTTGTTGTGTTCCATGGAAATCTTGTGCTCCATCTGAAGAGTTCAATGAAATTGTAGAAATAACATCATTTGATGCCCAAGATACATAACGTCCAATCATTCTTGACCATGCTGCATGAACTGCTGCACCTGAAAGAAGTTGACCAAGAATATCTCTGTCAATTTCTGTTGAGATGATTTCTGAAAGAATTGTTGTCAATTCTACTTCAGCGTCCAATGCATGATATGCATTAAGATCTTGTGCAAGTTCTGGAGTCCAAGTAGCTTTCAATTTACGTGTTTCGGCTGTTACAGGAACTGAACTTACTGATAAGTTAATTTCTGGAATAGCTGATGTAGATTCAAAGTCACCAAGATTATTTGTACCGCTATCAACGGCTACGTTAGTTTTTGCTGGTCCTGCTAAGTGAGCAGCTGTAGCATTTGTATTACTCCATGTTACATCCACTGTTGAAGCTTCACTAATAAATACTTGAACAAGACCACCAGTGACATAAGTCATTGTATGATCAACTGTTCCATAATAGTGTCCACCTGAAACTGAATGAAGTGCGTTTAATGATCTAAACGTGTTAGAAGCATCAAAGTTGAATTCACCGTATCTTTGTGGTCTAATTTCGTGTAATGAAGCAAGGTCAGTTGCTGCAGAACTTGAAAGTGTAAAGTTAAAGCCTGATACTGTTGCCCCACCAAGCAAGTAAGATGTTGCTGTTACACCAGAATATGCAGGAGCTGTTGAACCAGTAATTTGGAATGCTCTTTTTGAATATCCTGATTGAAGGTTATAAAAACCGCCTGTAGCAGCTTGTTCACCAACAGCGTCTAATTGCTCATTGTTATTTGGTGGTGCATTATCAAGGTTGCCATATACTGAGCCACCATTTGTAAATCCGTTCTTGACTCTATCAAATTTAAAGTCTAAGAAGAAAAGTAAGCCTGCTGGTAAACTCATTGGCTGTACTGAAACAATTTCATTTGCCAAAAGTTGACCAAACACTCTACGTACTAATGGGAATGCGATTTTATTGAAGTTAGCAACTGCGCCTGTTTGAGTTGCCTCATACATGCTTTGCTTAAGTTCAACAGCCTGGTTTTCAAGAAGTCTAGCGATAACACCTTTTTTGCCTATTCCGCCATATTTCTTTTCTTCATTAAGCTTCTTAAGAAGTCCAGTTCTTTCCCACTTTTCAACAAGTGCTTTAAGTTCACCCATCTTATTAGGAGCTTGATATTCTTGAGTCATTTCTTGAATAAGATTATTCATTCTTATTGTCTCCCATTGTTATTATAATACGTTTGCAAGTTCTTGAAGTCTTGTAAATTGTTCATTTGATTCAGTTAATGTATTCTTTACCGATTGAACATTTCTGTTTGTTCTTTGATTACGAACTCTTGAAGATGCACGATAAGCTTCCTTAAGAGCCTTAAATGTTCTCTTAACTTCTCTTACTGATTCACAGTCATCAAATCTGTCCATAACTGAATTCTTTTCTTTTCTTGTCATTGTTACTTCATTCATGAGCCTAGTAGCGCCACGAAGTCTAGCATTGAAAAGATTTACTTCATTTACTGTTTTCTTCATTGTAGTAAGTGCTGATGCGTATCTTGCAGCTTCTTTCTTAAGTGCAACAACTCTTCTTTTCAATGATTTATTTTCTTTCTTTAATGATGCTTCAGATGCCATATCTTCAAGATCTTCTTCTTCACCACCACCATCAAGATCTTCTTCTTCACTACCACCATCAAGATCTAAGTCATCGCAACCATCATCGAGGTCCATTTCATCATCATCTTCTACGATTTCAATAACGTCATCATCATCACCATCATCGAAGTCCATTTCATCATCATCTTCATCCATACTATCATCTTCATCCATACTATCATCTTCATCATAATCCATATCTTCATCGCCCATTTCAAGAACATCATCTTCTTCAAGGCCGGTTTCAATAATAGCTGGTCCATCACCTTCATCTTCTAAAGGATCACCACCATCACCAACAGCTGGTAGATTATCATTAACTTTCTTTTGTTCACCATCTTCATCATAGCCAGAAGGTTGATCACCACCTGTTCCAAGCGCTTCATCCATTTGTTGTGAAACAGCTTTATGAATTGACGGAGATAAAGATTCAGCTAAAGTTTGCTTAGCCGCTTCCATTGCTGAAGCTTTCATTCTTTTTACTTCTTCTACGGCTTCAGTTACAATGTCTTTCTTTTGTTGCTTAGCCATTGTTTATTTCTCCATAAAATTTCAGACTTTATAAACTTATTATCTAAAATAAATATTGTTTTGATTTGCTTAGATTCATCTATTAGCCTTTATAATGTTTTCCCTAAGCCTACGTTCCTCATCATTTTCCAGTTCAGTTGATAAAGCGTCATATGTTTCTTTATCTTTAGCTTCTTCATCTGGAAGTAATGAATTAGGATCTTCATCTTTTTTCCATTTCCTTTGTTGCTTTCTTATGTCATCATAGAAGTCATCCATCTCATTTAGAACTTCACGAATGATTGATTTAATTTCAGATTTGCTTACTTTCACTATCTATCCTCTATATCAGTTCCATCAGTTAATTTTTTTCTTCTTTTTTTCAATCTTCTTTTTTCCGAAGGTTTAACAAAAAAATCATGTTTTCTTATTTCAACAAATCGATTTTCTCTTTTAAGATTTCTTTTAAATCTCCTCAATAAATTTTCAATGCTTTCGTTAGGTCTAGAATGTACCTCTAAACTCATTTAATCCTCATTTCTATTTTGTAAGAACAGCTTCTCTTCTGTTATTGATTATTATACCTTTTTGTTTTAATGTTGCTAAAAACTCTTTCATATTAATTGTATGATCTCCACCTCTATAAACATTTTTTAGAAATTGTTTTACAGTCTGAAGATTTGTTTGTTTATGTTTTCCAACATTTTTGTTTAGTTTGCTGAATTCTCTATACGCATCTTTTGGATCATTATAATGGTTTTCATCATAAGCCTTAACTGCATATGAACCGCCACCACCATATTCTACTATAGATTTACCAAGATATTTATTTATCACTGAATCAGTAATTTTACCAATAGATTCTAAAACAATCCAATCTGCTTCGACTTCATATTCTTCATCTGAACCTTCAAAATTAATTCTTAATGGCTGTTCACTTGTCAACCAAGCATTTCTATCTATCGCCTTTTCTTTTATATCATATGGTGCTAAATCAGTTACATAAACCTTTTTTGCAGCAGATCTTTGTACATCATAATCCCTTCTTGTTGCTATTCCTTCTTCTATAAATTCAACAATATCATCATCATTAGATTCTTGTTCATAACCTTGTGGAATTAATCCTGGTTCAAAATAATTTCTTCTTTTTTTTCTAGTTTTTTTCATTATACAGCTCCTGGTGACATGCTATCCATTTCATCTACTATATCAGAAAAATCCATATTTCCAGGATCTACTGCAGTATTAACATCTTTTGCTTCAACTAATTCAGTAGCTTTAAATGTCCTATCACCACCTTCGATCATATCTTGTTTTGAAGGAACTACTGCAGACTCTATTAAACCATCTATTGAAGTTGGATCAAATCCATTGCCATTAGAATATTGCGCATCTAATATTTCTTTAGCTCTAAGTTTTCCATTTTGTTGACTAACTGGTTTTTGTTTTATGATTTGTTTAGGCTGTATATGAGTCCTAAGATCGGAATTTTCATCTTCATTAAATAAATCATCTTCATCAAAAATATCTTCAGCGATAGGTTTTTGTTTTTCTAATTCTTCTTTAATAATCCTTTTTGTTCTGCCAAGAACTTTTTTATTTTGTTCAACTATAAATTGTTTCAATCTTGGCAATACAAGCTTAGCAACCTCTTTAGCTATTTCTTTTGTTAGATCTTGTTTTTTTATCTGCTTGTTCATACGATTGAACCTCTCTATTATGTTGTGCTATCATCATTTTAGTATTATGAATTAACGATTTCATATGTGTTTCAATAACTCTTTTACCGCCTAAATCAACTACATCTAATCTTTTTATCTTTCTGTATGCTTCGTTAAGATCACTTAATATTCTAGATTGTAATGTCACCTTATTCTACCTTTATGTTTCGTTTTTTTAAGCCTTTGATCATTCGTTTAAGTGTTATAAGATCGTTTACTTCACCTGATGTAATGTTACCTATAAGCATTTGAATATGATGTCTTCTTATTGTTTTATTTTTTACTAATTCGGGATGACGTGCAAGCAGAAGATCAATTCCTTGCTGTATCAATTGATCTTCTATATGTGGATCCAATTTTTCTGGCTCATCATCTGGATATATTTGGGAAGCATTACTCCCATTAGTTCTATATGAACCAAATTTATTACCGCTAGTCCAAGTTCCAATTCTTCCTGAATTTGCTGTATATCCAGTTTGTGGATCAATTTCTAAGAGCACGTCTCTTAGTTTCATTATAAACTATCTAATTCTAAAATTTCATCAAGAATATTATTAATTAAAATTTCTTTGTTAGATGAAATTAATGTTTGAAATTCTACTGATTCTTTTAAATGCATATACGCTCCGCCAGTTGATGGATTAGAAACAAGATCATAACATATCATTGAAAAATCATCTTCAACCATATCATAACCTTCATTTGTTCTAGATGTTGACCCTAAACCTCTTGATGAAATACCAAGCTTAACATTTCTTTTAATTAGCGATTCAAGAATTTGTCCTTTTGGCGTATCAAGAATTTCTATTTCACCCATTAAACTATCACCTTCCCACCATGACTTAGTAAGAAGATGTGATGTATTTTCTAACTGGACAATTGGAGAATCAGGATGATCACATTCACCTAAAGCCCTACGTTCAGTAATTGCTTCTTGCATCTTTTGATCTTCACGTTCAAGAATAGGTTTTGGATAAATCCTATTATTAGCATTTGGGGCACCAGCTTTTTGTATGATGCCTTTCATTCTAAGAATACCATCACTTCTTGGATCAGTAACAGGTTCTACAGCTTCATGTTCAAAGATCATGAATTCTCTTAATAATTGTTTTTCCATTATAATTTCTCCAATGGAATAAATGGTTTCTTATATGATTCAGATCCTGGATGATGGAAACCCTTTACTCCCCATCCTTTCATATCTTGGCTTAATGCACCTGATATTCTTTCGCTATTCCATTTTTTTAAATGTAACTTTACTGCTAGCTGCTCGTGCGATTGCTTCAAAATATGTTTCAATGATCATCTTTTCTAGCTTCAATATCAACAACTTTTCCTTTTGTCCCTTTATTTTTTCCATATCTAAACCCACTCTAGAGCCTGTAGTTATTTCTTTAATAACCTTAACTTCAGCATATTGTTCTTTTTTTGGATCTTCAGCTGTTGGAGATTCTGGAGTAGCTTGTAATGTTTCTTCTGGAGTATCTGATTGTGCTTGTTCTTGCTTGTATTGGTGGCAAACCTTAACAAGAATTTGATCAATGTCTTTTATCATTTTAGAAACATGTGAAAGTTCTGCTTTAGCTCTTCTATAATTAAAATTAACAGCTTTTTCAGTTCCTAATTTCATACCATCAACCATAAACATTCTTGTATATTGTAATGATAATGCTAACATTTTTGTAATATTATCATACAATTCCATAACTTGATTAGGATTTCCTTGTTCAACTATATAGCTAAACAATTGTTCCTTAACAGCTTGTTCAACAACATGTTTCTTTACCTTTTTAGCATTTTCAAGTTGAATGAATTCTTTTGGTTGATCTTTTTGAGTGCCTTTTTTATTCATCTTTTTTCTCACATTGTTCCTTTTTTTTGTTTGCTTGGGATCAAGGTCATCAGAGACACCTAAGGCACCTCCTGAATACATTGCTACAGCACCTACTGCAGAAGTTTCTTTTTTCATGCGATTATGAAGATGGGGGGGCGACATCCACCCAATTTTTTTCCATTGCTGCAACCTTTTCAAAAAATGATTCATTCACTTCTCTTAAATTTTCAGGATATTGTTTTTCATCTATAAAATCTTTTAATGAATATAAATCAGTACTCTTTAATTTTTTCATCTCTTTGGTAGCATTATCATTAGCCTTAAGCGATTTTGCTTCATCTTCCGTTACACCATATTGCTTGCCAGAACTAAAATTATTAATAAAACTTGTTGTTGGGTTTGGGTCGTGATCTGGATTTGAAGGAAATGCTTTTCCATGAGCTTTTTTTCTATCACCATCTAATTTGCTGTTTTCAAAGATATTTTGACTATCTATGATTGCCATTATGATTCTCCGTTAAAATAAGTTTAAACAATCTTTTAATTCGAATGCTAATAATAAATTAATCATGCCTTCAGAGGTCAATGATTCTGCTTCAACAATGTGCAAAAATTTATCGCTAGCAAGTTCTAGTTTTTCTAAAATTTGTTCATCTTCAATTGTAATTTTTGTTTTTTCAATTTCATTTACTACCGCTAATGCTCTTTTTTCAACCCATCTTTTAAATGATTTTTCAGATGGAGTTGTAAGATATTTAATTAAACAATCATTTTGTTCTTTTGTAAGAACACCATTGTATCTTTCCTTGAATTTATTAAATGCAAACAACATAGCCATTCCTTCTTCTTCAATTTGCTCTTTAGACTTCATTGTTTTAAAATTATCAGCACTTTCATTTATTCTTTCAACTTCCTTATTATCAATTAAATGCTCAAGAACAGTATGCTCACAATTTAATTTTTCTTCAGCTGTTAATTTTTGCCCATCATATAAGCATTTAAGACTTGCATACAATTTATAATTTTGAGCTTTGCTTGCGAATAATTGTTTTTTATTTTCTATAGAACTTATTTCATGTAATAGTTTATCTATTTCTCTGCCTAATTTATTTTCATCTATTTCAGCTGCTTCTTCTAAAATGTATTTTAAGAATCTGTCGGCATAAAAATAATTGTTTGTTTCTCCATACAATATTGGAGAATACACTTTGTTATAAACTTCCTTAATATAAGTATCCTCAAGGAAATATTGTCTTATAACAGAAAATATATTTCCTGCCTCTTGAACGTTATCATTAGTAATGTGCTTAGAAACCTTATTATTTAACAGTTCTAATATGATACCAACATTCCTTGTTTTGTTGTGTTTCATGTGTTAGTCTCTTTTAGTTTTATTGCCTACGTTATTCTTTAAATAAATATATTTCTACTGTTGATATGTTTCAGAAATTTTATTTTTAGTTATTCTAATTCTTTTAGTTGGAACATTGTTTTTCAAGCTTTCAAATATTTGTTCAACTTCACTATCGAATTTCATGATATCAGATATATTTCTTGAAAATGGATCAGCCTTCTTTTTCTTATTTTTAATTAAGCTTTTATCTAAATCATCATCATCAATTGCAGCCTCTTCAGGCGCGCCTCTAGCACCTGGAATGTCTTTGGTACCTGCTGCATCTGGTACATGGGATGGATTAGGGCCAAATGAATCTACGTCGTCATCTTCCTCACCTCCTTCAACTTCAGGTTGACCGCCTTCAGATGCTGGCGTTTGTTCACCTGAATTTTCTAATTGATCTAAAATAAATTTCTTTCTTGCTTCATCTAGCAATCTTCCATCAATTTCAGTTATTTCATTGTCGGTTAATCTTAAAATTTCCTTTTGAACATGCAAATCAGAAACAAGATGTGATTGAGCCATGCTTTCAGCAACACTAAATCTTTTATCCATCAAATCTAATTGCATCATTTCCATTACAATAGATGGATTTGTTAACTTAAGATTGAAATTATAAATGTCTTCTTCATCGAATCCTCTAAGATGCAAATGAATCAAACCAATTTTAGCAAGTTCTGATACAACAATTTTTTGAATTCTTTGAATAGTTCTTGCAAACTTTATATCTTCTTGGGCTAAAGTTCCTTTTCCAGATAAATCTTCTTCAGCAGTAAGATAAGATTTTGGTACGCCCATTGCGATAAATAATTTATTTTGTATGTATTCAATATCTTCTATATCACCTTGATTTGTTCCACCTGGAAGGGTTTCGATTTCAGAACCTCTATCACCACGAACTGGAAGAAAGAAATCTTCATCAATTGACATTGGATTGTATCTTAAGTCAATTTGTCCTGTACCTTCAGTTATAAGTGGCGTCCTTTTAAGTTTATCTCTAACCTGTAAAATATAATTTTCAACTTGATTTGGCGGAATATTTGCAACATCAATTTTAAATACTCTTCTTTCAGGGGCTCTAGTCATTCTATAAATTAACATAGCATCTTCAGCTAATTGAAGTTGCTTCCATATTTTTCTGCCTGAATCTAAAGCTGATCTACCGTATGGTAAAAATCTATCATCACCTAATATTCTCATATGTGATATTTGATAATTTTCGAATACTGTATTTCCTTGAGCAAGCCATTTAAACCTTAATGAATTAGGGTCTCCGTTATATCCTTCCTCTCTTTCAATTTCCATAACTGGCAATGAAATTGTTCCAAGTACACCATCTTTTTCAACAACATCTAGAAGATTAAAATGATCACCAAATTTACACATATTTCTAATCCAGTTCCATAAATGAAATTCAATATCAAGCCTTGTATAATAAAGTTCTTCTAATTCTCTTCTTATTCTATCATCTTCTGTTTCAATTTCTAAAACTACTCCACTTTCGCTATAAGTTACAGAGTCGTCTGCATAAATATCAAGTGTTTTTGCTATTTCAGGCGTTTGATCCATTTCTTCATAATCCTTTACACGTTCAGCTCTTTCAGCCGAACCAATCATCGCCTGATTATAAAGTGATGTTGCCGCCCTTACAAATGTATCAAATGCTCTTTTTTGCGCACGTTGCCCAGGACGTTCAGTAGGAACTTTATATGAAGCTCTTCTACCAATAATAATTTTTTTTAGCGAGTTAAATTTATCCGCCATTTATATCATTTCCATTGTTATGATTTTTCAATATTTTTTCTATTCTTAGTAATTGTTCTTGATCAATGCTTGGTTTCATTGTAGCTAATCCAAAATTTAATAATGCAGTTAATACTATTGCTGCTATACTTCCCCACATTGCAGCTTTTACTTTTAACGTTGCAATTTCTATTTTTATTTTTGTTAAGTTATCATTTACAGTTTCTTGCCAATCATCTATTTTTTCTAAACTATTTAGGACAAGATTTTGATATTGAGACCATTCATCATTATTTTTTTGATTCTGGTTCATTAGATATTTTTTCGCCTTTCTTTTGTAATAAGCTTTTCATTTTTTCTAAATTACCATTTGATCTGTATTTTTTGTCTGCATAAGGTTTTTCTAAACTTTCTTCTATAAATTTCTCTATAAATTTCATTTATCTTTCCTTTTTAAAGAAGCCACCTTAAATCTTCTTGTCCTGAATTTAAGTTCATTTTAAAATAATCTGGCAGTTGAGTTCTTGCATTTTCAGGCTTAATAACACCACTATCGTATGGGCTATTAGTATGTCCGATACTTTCTAAAAGCACTTTTTGAATTTCACCGCCAACAGAATTCATTCTTATTGATGTACCTCTAATAAATACGCCAATAGCTAACGCCATTATTAAATCGTCATTATAGCTATCCATAGCTTCTGGTTTTCCATTTTGAAAAACAAATGTTTCAAACTCTGAAGTTAATCTAGAAGAATGAATTATGATATCATGGTTTCTTATATCTTCTTCAATTCTTTGTATCATCAAAGGACGAGTTGTTGAAGATGTTGTAAATCCAGGTATCATATTTTTCTTTGACCTATCCCAAGGATCTGGAAAATCTTGTGATCTTTCTGAGTCAACAAATTTTCTTGTTTTATCTGACCAATATATATTGCTATACTCTAAATCAATTATTTTTTGTATCGATGCCCATCCGTTGTTGTTGTTTTCCACGACCAAAAGAGCGTTGTTATATTGCATAGCCATTTGAACCAACATTTTACCAAATAAGTCAGTCGGTAACTTGCCCTTGTATTCAGCAACTTGTTCATAATTTTCAGTATCAATGACTTGAGCGGCAGAATAATCGTTGCCATCGCCTCTAGCAACATCAGCAGATATAATATATTCTCTACCATTTTGTGGATATCTCCATATCCAAAAATTTTTATCAAAAGCTTCTTTCATTATTGGTTCGCATATATATGGATTTTGTGATGGGTTTTCTTCATACCATTTCATATCCATTGGATCAATAACATTATTACCTGATTGTAAAAAGTCACAATCATGTTCTTGGGCAAAAGCTCTTGTACCTAATTTTCTTCTTTCATTGGCAGCCCATGCATCATCACGATCTGGATGTAATGACCAGTGTAATTTGATTGGATTGAATCCTATCATTTTTCCGCCAACTTCTATTTTTTGACCAGCAATCGCATCTGAATATTGTTTATGAAACCAATTACCCATACCTTCTGGAGTGGATAGCGCTATACAATCTCCGCCTGTAGAAAGTGTTGGTTGAGCAGCAATCCATATATCATCCATACCACGAATAATTGCAGCTTCATCAACTATCAAAAGGCTCAACGCCTCAGAACGTGCAGCATCTTTCGTGGTTCCAGATGCTTGTACTTTTGAGCCGTTTTTTAATTCAACGCTTTGTCTATTATCAACACTTTGTTCTGGTTGCATCCAAACAGGCAAATTAGCAAGGAACACTTTTACTTTTGCCACTAAGTTTGTAGCTGTCTTAGCTTTTGTAGCAAGAATATAAACTTCCTTATCTTTGAAGAATGTTATCATCCAAGCAACATACCCAGCGCATAAGGTAGATAAGCCTAATTGCCTTGCCTTTAATATGATGTTGTATGAATTTTTAAGAAATTCTTTTATGCAATCATCTTGAAAATCCCATAAATCAAATTTTAATAAGCCTTTAGTTGGATGTCTTACTTTTCCATAAGTTCTTAAAAAATATATTGGGTTTTTTCTGCATTTTATGATTTCTTTAACTTGCTTGGACGTAAGTTTCATATATGCATAAGTTCCTAAATTTTTGTAGTATATAATACAATAATAAATATATCACACAAAAAAAAAGAGTCCGTTTAAGGACTCTTCTTAATTTTCAGCTTATTTTGTATTTTTATATTGCCCTATTTATCCACCGCTTGCATGCTTATTAAGATCTTTTGCTGCATCGTCTTTACTTCTGAATGATTTTTTAGAATAATCATGCGTCCATCTATTATTTTTTTTCATCATCAGATATTTCGCCTAAAAATATCTACCACCATCCTCTTCTTCATATGTAAATTCTTTTGCCTCTTTAACAATACTTCTTAATTTCATATTAATATCTCTGCTTAAATGTTTTTTCAGGAACAATTGCAATGTTTATAAAACTGCTTGTTATCCATTTTCTTATATGTCTTCTTCTTGAATTAGGCGAAA